GTCCAAGGGCGACGCCGACAAGCTGGTGAAGGTGCTGCAGGCCATCCCAGAGGACATGCGCCAGATGGTGGCAGCCTCGGCCCTGAACACGGCATTCGGCAAGGCCACGCAGAACGGCGCGCTGAACTTCAACACCTACGCCAACTGGTACGATGGTCTGCTGCAGAACAAGCAGGCCTACGCAGCGCTGATGAACAACCTGCCGCAGCCGGCCAGGAAGGCACTGTCGGACCTGTACAGGGTCTCGGACAACGTGCGCAAGGCCACCCGCGAGCGCATCACCACAGGCCGCATCCAAGCCGTCCAGCAGGAGCTGCAAGGCGCTGACACGCTGCTGTCGAACATCTTCAACGTAGCCAAGCGTGCAGCAGTCGGCATCCCGGCCGAGGCCGCCACGACGGCTGTGGGTCTTCCTGGTGCTGGCATTGCATCCGGCCTGACGGCTGCGCTGACCAAGGGCGTCAAGCCCGAGGTGCTCAAGGCGGCCGACGAACTGATCTCGTCCCCCGAGTTCCAACGTCTGGCGGTGGAAGGCGCGACCAAGACGATACCAAGCCAGTCCACGATCCGCAGCGTGGCTCTTTCTGCCGCCTTCCGGCGCTTCGCTGACGCAGCCAAGATGCCGCGCGAGCTGAGCTGGCGCGAGCGCTGGCTTGTGCAATCCATGCAAGCTGCAGGACAATTCGATCAGGAGAACCAACGATGAGCGCACTTTCCATTCAGCCACCCTATCCAGTTTTTGCTGAAACTGATGGGCAACCATTGGAGGACGGCTACATCTGGATCGGCACGGCAAACCTTGACCCACAAGGCAACCCGATCAACGTCTATTGGGACGCTGCGCTGACACAACTTGCTGCCCAACCAATCCGCACGCAAGGTGGCTATCCAGTTAATAGCGGCACGCCGGCCACGCTGTATGTCAACAGCGACTACAGCATTCGCGTGATGAACAAGAACGGCAGCACGGTCTACAGCGCACCGGCTGCGACGGAGCGATTCAGTGATGTTGTTTTCACAGGAACGATTGACGCAGATCAGGTCGTTTACCAGCCTCCAGGCTTTGGTGCTGTTGCAACCACTGTTCAAGACCAACTCGAACTAGAGCACTTCATCAGCGACTTTGCTACGCTGGCAGATGCCATTACCGCAGCCACAGGCTCGTTCAAGCTGCTGGTCAACGACAACCTGACCGTGCGCATACCGACTGACGCTGCCAACCTTCAGACGGCTGTGGACTGCTTGGCACCGAACAATCCGCAGATCACCATCACGCTCAATATCGAGTCTGGTCACAGCCCCACATCTGGCGTCAGCGTTTCAAACGGTGATTATTCGCAATTCCGCATTACATCGACTGATGCGGAAGTTATCTTGTCGCCATCGTTTGGGATTTCCAACGCGCGATTTGTTTACGGCAACAACGCAAAAATGCCGCGACTGGCGTGTTTGGTTGACGCTAATAATCGAACATCAATGGGTTATGCCGCATACAACGGTTCGGTTGGATACGTGGAAGCAAATTGCGGGATAAAAAACGCATATAGTGACGGTTGCCGCGCATACGGTGGCAGCATCGTTTATGCGTTCGACACAATTTGGACAGGCTGCGCCCAAAACAACACTACTGGATCAGGCATCATTGCTTGGGGGGGAACTGTGTTTGCGTCCGGCGCTGATGTCAGCAACTCCATGTACTACGGCGCACAAGCGGCGCACGGCGGCATTCTGGTGATTGACAACGGAACGGCAAACAACTGTTTCCGTTACAACCTTCGCGCAACTGACGCCGGATGGATGAGTGCTGACGGAGTTACAGCCAATTATGCTGGGTGCGCCCCTGGAACCAACTTGCCCTACCCTGACGCATTGGCTGCTGGGTATGGTGTTTATGCGTTCAATGGTTCATGGATTGCGGCCCGCGACGCGTCGGCCACCAACGCTAAGCATTCGGGTGTTTTAGCAAGTAACGGATGCACTATTCATGTTCGAGGTGCAACGCTTACTGATTGCGGTGAGTATGGCGTTTACGCCAGCCCGTGTTCTACGGTTGACGCCACCCAAACCAATGTAAGTGGCGCTGGCACTTACGGGTATTTTGCGTCTGGTGGTTCAACAATTAGCGCAGCATCTAGTACAGCCAATAATTGCGGCACGGGAACACTTGATGCGGCTGCATACGCAGACGCAGCATCGCGCATCAACGTTGAAAGTTTGGATGCAACCGGATGTTCCGGCATCGTTATTCGTTGCGAATCAGGATCAACAATCAATTGCACTGGCAGCACAATTACTGGGGCTGGTAACAGGTCTGTCTATGCGTCAGGCGCATCAATCGTGAATGCGTCGTCTTGCACGGGAACTGGCGCAACCAACGAGGGTGTGTTTGCTGCCAGTGGTTCAACAATCAACGCGCAAAGCAGCAATTTTCAACGTGGTGGTTCACCATCAATTACCGACATTGTGGTTGAAAACGGGTCGTTTATCAACGCTGCTGGTGCGACTGGCGGTGTCAGTCAAACCATCAACACTTTAACAAGCGAAGGGGTGATTTTCCAATGAGTAATCAACCTATTCCAATGCGATGGCCCGCTGATTTTCCTAATAAACATGATCGTCAGGAAGGATGGGTTAAGCCAAAATGACAACACCTTATGACATCATTACCCGCGCCATGAAAGACATTGGCGCGTTGGCTTCAGGCGAAAATCCAACAACATTATTGGTCTGTAATAGAGATTGAAACAATGCTGCAGGAACAACAAGAAGGCATCGACCTGGTCAAGTACGGTGTGCTCTGGCAGAAGGTACAGGAGATGGACAAGAAGGTGGACAAGCTGGAGCGCAACATTGAAGAGCTGCTGGCGCTGGCCAACAAGGGCAAAGGCGGCCTGTGGTTTGGAATGTCCATCGTCTCTGGCGTCTCGGCCGTGGTCGGCTACGCCTTGAACTACTTCAAGCACTGACCATGTACAAGCTCGGCGCACGTTCAAAGCAACGGCTCAAAGGCGTGCATGATGACCTGGTGAAGGTTGTCGAGCGTGCCATTGAGATCACCACCATTGACTTCACGGTGCTGGAGGGATTGCGCACTCCTGAGCGCCAGAAGGCGCTGTATGAAGCCGGCGCAAGCCAGACCCTCAACAGCCGGCACATCACTGGCCATGCTGTCGATCTGGGCGCGTGGATTGAGGACGAGGTGCGCTGGGACTGGCCTCTGTATCACAAGATCGCAGCGGCCATGAAGGATGCGGCCAAGGAGCTGGACGTGGCCATCGTTTGGGGTGGCGACTGGCGCACCTTCAAGGACGGCCCACATTTTGAGCTCGACCGGAGGAAATACCCATGATCCAAGCACTCATCCCAGCGCTGGCCCCAATCGTCGGCCAGATCGTCGGCAGCCTGTTCCCAGACCCCACAGAGAAGGCCAAGGCCGAGGCTGAGGCCATGCGTCAGTTGCTGGCGCATCAGGGCGAAATTGAGGCGGCTGCGGCCAAGATCATCCAGACTGAAGCGGCCAGCACGCACTGGCTGGCGGCCAACTGGCGGCCACTGACCATGATCACATTCACGGCGCTGATCGTGGCCAGGTGGATGGGCTGGGTGGCTCCAAACCTCAGCGAGGCCGAGTACCTCAAGCTGTGGTCGATCATCGAATTCGGCCTGGGAGGTTACGTCGTCGGCCGCAGCGTCGAAAAGATCGCACCGAGCATTGCCACGGCCATGAAGCGCTGACGATCAGGACGGCAGGCGCTCGCCTGTCTCAAAGGCCTCACGGCCGTCCATCGAGTGGTGCAGCCAGACGCCTTCGTCCAGCGTCGGCTTGCACCAGCAACTGCCGTTGAGATCGTGATCACGCAGATCGTTCACTGGGTACACATGCCAGCCTGCGCAGTTGCAGTCTCGGCCCTGGCGGCAGTTCTGGTTGCAGCTCATCTGCACATCTTCTCACCGTTGTAGGCAGGCCAGCCGGCCTGGCCTTTGGTCTGCTTCCACAGCTTGACCATCTCGCAGTATTCGGCCTCCTGACGTTCGGCCTCCTCGAAGTCGGATTGGCCGACAATGCCTACAAGTGCAATAAATGCAACGATGGCGATGATGACCTGGTAGCGTTTGAGTTGCATGGTGGTCTCCTTCAGTCAGTGATCAGGCAGCCGTTCTCGATGCGCATGAAGCGCATCAGGTCCAGTTCGCGCGCCACCTCGATGATGTCATGCTGTGCGCGCTTGGTCATGGCGCAGCGCTGGCAGGTGGCCAGGATGCGCGCTGCGGTCTGGTGGTGACCTAGGCTGTGGAAGTCGCGTGCCTTCTCGATCTCGCGCTTTTGGGTCTTGTTCATGCTGTCAGCTCCTTGCTGGTTGATGAAGCGCCCCGGAGGGCGCAGGGTTGGTCAGAGGCCACGCACTGCAGTCAGCTTGCCCTGCATGGTCTGCGACATCAGGTACTTGGCGCAATTCAGTGTCTTGCGTGCGCCTTCGACATCACCGTGAGCCATCTGCTCTTGTGCATCAGACATCAGGCCAGTCACGACCATGTTGACGCCACAGGCCTGGTAGGTGATCGACTCGAACACGCTGTCAACGAAGTCCTCGATGTTGCAGCCGTAGACGGCTTGTTCACGATCTTGCTTGGTGGTGGTAGTTGCATTCACGGTCAGCTCCTTGCTGGTTGGTTGCGATGCCTGCATCTTACCACGATTTCCCACAATTTAATTGATTAGGACAAACCCTAATCTTTTGTCTTTTTCGCAACTATGACTTTGGCCACTGTTTCCAGTGTTGTGAACCGATGCAGGTTGGCGCATTCGTAGCGCCTGTACTTGCTGTTGTCAGCTCGTTTCCTGGTCTCCTTGACCAGCGTCCAGGTTCCACACACAGGGCACTTCATGCTCGCACATCCACCAGGCTGATGGTCTTGGTCTTGCGGTCCATGAACACGGCCACAGCGGTGGGCATCGGACCACCCATCGCACCGCACACGGCGATGCAGATGGGCGTCGGCCGCAGGAACGCCAGGAGCAGGTAGCGCTTGTCGTTCGGGCTGTCTGCGGCCATCAGTACGATCTCCAGACCTCGATCTCGACCACCCACAGGTACAGGTGGAACTCGCCACGAATGAAGCCAATGGCGAAGTACGGCCAGCGGCGTGGAAACCACTGGACAGAGATGCGTGGACGCAGTCTCATGTGGAGGCCTCCTGCTGCTGGCTGGCCAGCCCCTGCTTGATGTAGTGCAGCACCTGGGCGGCCAGCGTCCTGGTGTCTGCCTCGGCCTGGCGGCGCAGCGCCAGCTCGACATCTGCCGGAATGCGGATCGTCATGTACCGATCCTTGGTGGCAGATGCCGACGACTTGGAGGTGGTCGGCGCGTCCATCAGTCGGTCATCCCAGCGTTGACGATGGCGGCTTCCTCAAACATGTCGGCCGTGGCCTGGCCAGTGGCCAGCTCGACAGGGATGCCGTGAGTCAGCAGGCTGACCAGGTCGTCCTGTCCAGCGACCTCGATGTCGAACCTGGTCGAGGCGGCGTACTTGATCGCCTGGGCCTGGTTGGAGGCCCGGATCAGGCGGTGCTTGTTGGTCTCGGTGTCGGTCACCAAGTAGATGCGAGTGGTCATGGATTTCCTATGTGGGTTGAGGCAAAGGTGCCGATCTGCTGCTTGGCATGTTCCGCACCTTTTCCCACTATAACCCAATATCCCACACCTTCCAAGTATGCGATCCAGTCCTTCTGCTCAGGACTCAGGCTGCCGCCTTTGGCGCGCTTCATCTCGATCCACAGACGCCAGGCAGGCACGAACAGGTCCGGCACGCCGGAGGCCACGCCTTCGGCCTTCAGGCGGCCAGCAGTGGCCTTGCTGCGCGCGCCACCATTGGGAATGGCAAAGATGCGCACGCCTGGCCAGGTCTGGCGAAACCAGCGCACCAGCTCGCGCTGCTCCTCGTGCTCGGTGGGCAGCCGGTCTAGAACGGACATTCGGCCTCCCACTTGTCGCAGGCGTCAACAGTGGCAGCGAAGTCCTCGGGCGGCTTCATGAAGAACTCGACGCACAGGCCGTCCACACCATAGTGCTCGCAGGTGTGGCAGCACTTGGGCGGCCCAGCCTGCACCCACTCACGCCACTGGATCAGGAACTCTGGCTCTGGTGGTCTGGTGCTCATAGTCTCTCCGTATGGTTGTTGATGTAGTCGATCTTTAGCATTTCAATCGATCCAATGACCTCGTAGACGTTGCAGTGCTGCCCTAACACACAGGACATGCGCAACCCATCATTCAAAAAGCCAGCAGCAAAAAACGACTGCAGCCGTCCTGATTCAGCGTCGGCCAATATGTCCTTGAGTGCAGCAATCAAGCCTTCATTTGGCTCATTGGTTGGCACAGACCCGCCACGCAAGGCTGTGATATTGCTCATGTCTTTCTCCTCTGTTCATGCTTCCACCAAAACCAGGGCACTACCCTGTCGTCCACTTCCCACATCGGAACGCCAGTCAGCTCTGACTGGTGCTTGCGAAACCTGCGCATCGCCTTCATCAGAATCTGGCGCACGCGCTCCTGCGTCCGGCCCATCACCTCGCCTGCCTCGCGCAGCGTGCAGTTGTCAAACACGCACAGGATGACAGCTTGCTCCTCTTGCTCAGTCAGCGGTGTGATGGCCACCAGGCGGCGCGCAAAGTCCTGCCTGATCCACAGATCAGGATCGGTCTGCGTCGGCCACCAGAAATCAATCGGCTCGCACGGCTCTGGCTCAATGTGCCGGCTGTACCAGATGGCCTTGACCTCGCTGGGCAGGCTGGCCACGCCGAGCTTGCCATAGTGTGGCAGGGCGCGGCCTCTCACTCCCACCTCCTGCGCATGACCCTGAAAAACTTGCCGTCGCGCTTGAACTCGATGCTGCGCGGTGGCTGCGTCTGGTTGAGGTTGGCGACCATCTCATCCAGCGTCTGGACGTTCAGGCCGCCTGGTACGATCTGGCCACGCTCGGCCATCGTCACGAGCTGCTGCATGGCCTTCTGGCCGGCATATCCCTCGTGCATGATCGGCAGGTACTCGGTAATGGCCGGATCGCTCAGGCCACCGTAGTAGGTCACGGCCACCATCTCTTTGCCACTGGCGCGGCTGACGTGCTTGCGCCATGTCCAGCCGGTGACATCGAGGTCGATGCCTTCCAGGCCCATGATGTCGTCCTGGCGCAGCTCCAGCTTGCGCTTCTCAGGCTCAGGGAAGGCGTGGCCACAGGCCGAGCACACGCGCGCTGCAATCGCGCACAGCTCGCCACAGTTGTCGCAGACCTTCACTGGTGCCTCGCCATTGCCGTCTCCGGCCTTCTTGGGCGGCTGCACGGCCGTGATCGGCCCATGCGTGGCCACCACGCCAGCGAAGTCCAGCACCAGGCAGTGGTCGGTGTGGCTCTTGACCCGCATGCCACGGCCTGCCATCTGGACGTACAGGCTGGCCGACATGGTCGGGCGCAGCATGGCGATCAGGTCGATGTCCGGGTAGTCGAAGCCGGTGGTCAGCACGTTGGCATTGGTCAAGGCGCGCAGCCGGCCAGCCTTGAAGTCGGCCAGGAGCTGCTCGCGCTCCTTCTTTGGCGTCTCGCCAGTCACGCAGGCCGCAGGGATGCCGTGGATGGTGCTCAGGACGAAGGCCACGTTCTCGGCATGCTTGACGCCAGCGCAGAAGAACAGCCAGGCCTTGCGCTCGCCAGCCAGCTCGATCACCTCTTGCACCACGGCCAGGTTGTTGGCGTCGGTGTTCACGGCAGCCTGCAGCTCGGCCTCAATGAACTCCCCGCCACGCTTGTGGACGCCACTGGTGTCCAGCTTGGCCTTGGTCACCTTGCTGCGCAGCGGTGCCAGGTAGTTCTTGAAGACCAGCTCCTCGATGCTGACCGGCTCGATCAGGTCGTCGAATAGCGCAGGCTTGTCGGTGATCAGGCCGTGGCCCAGGCGGTAGGGCGTGGCCGTCAGGCCCACCACCCGCAGCGCAGGGTTGATAGCCTTCAGTTCACCCAGCAGCTTGCGGTATCCCCCCTCGTCCTTGTGGTTGACCAGGTGGCACTCGTCGATGATCACCAGGTCGATGTGGCCTAGCATGCGCGCCTTGCTGCGCACCGATTGGATGCCTGCAAAGGTGATCGGCTCTCCGAGTTGCTTCTTGCCGATGCTGGCGCTGTAGATGCCCATCGGCGCGCCTGGCCAGTGCAGGCGCATCTTTTCGGCGTTCTGCTCGATCAGCTCCTTGACGTGCGTCAGCATCAGCACGCGCGTCTCTGGCCAGTTCTGCAAAGCGTCCTTGCACAAAGCGGCAACGATGTGGCTCTTGCCGGACCCGGTCGGAAGCACCAGGCATGGATTGCCTCGGCCACCAGCCTCGAACCATGCGTAGAGCATGTCGATGGCGCGTTGTTGGTACTCTCTCAACATAGCGTCAGTCCTTGAAGCCGACCATGATGCTGGGCGGCATCGGAAGCGACACGCCAATCGGTCGCCACAGATGCAGGCAGTTCGGGTGGTTGTTGACGTACTCGCTGCGCGGTGGGTGGTACTGAATCACGCAGTCATCCTCGTCCCAGAACAGTGCCTTGATCTGGCACATCTCGTCCCAGGTGGGGCAGCGGTCTCGGCGGCTCACGCTCACGTGCTCCCAGCCGAAACCGTCGCTGGCAATGATGCGCAGCTTCTGCTGGTGCTTCAGCGGAACAATGAAGCAGCCGTTGCGCTCGTCGCCTGCAGGGTATCCAGGCATCTGCACGCGGTACTTGTCAGGGCATTTGAATGTCATGTGCTGCTCCTCTTACGAATGGCCTCTGCGCAGTCGTCAGCACCAGCGCTGCGGCCTTGTGTGAAGTCGGATGCGCGGCCTTCCTCGTCGCCTTTGTAGGGTGGTCGTCCCTTGTACAGATTCCACATATCGATGGCGATCTCGTCGCACAACTTGGCGCAGACTTCGCGCTCTTTGGCTTTGCCGTGCTCCCATCCTGTTTTGTAGGCTGCGCCAACAGCCTCCTCCAATGACGGATGCTCGGTGATGCCTGTGCCGCTGGCGATCACCAGGTCGCACTCGTTGCATACGATGTCTTGGAAAGGCTCGTTCGTCTTGGCGTCCAGGCAGTCATCGACACGGACTGGCTGCACCTTGTCACAACATGAGCAGTAAATTCTCATCCCACAATCCTCGCGTCAAAAGTTGCGCGCAGCTCCTCGACGTACTCGTCGCCCAGGCTGCACATCTTGGGGTTGGCCAGAATCTCCTTGCTGGTGTAGACGTGCGCGTCGCCTTCACCGTTGGCCACATCGCGGCCTTCGATGACGTAGACGGCGGTCCACTCGTCCAGGCCGTCCTTGCGCTGCCAAGGCACCAGGTCAGGATGCAGGACATGGCTGTCGCAAGCCTGGCGCTGGAACTCCACCGGAATGCCGTCAGCGTCGTGGCGCTCGCAGCGCCAGGTGCTGTCGTCCTTGGCCGTGCTGTGCGCGCAGGTTCGGCAGTTCACATGCTTGGTGGTCTTGGTCTCGTGGCAGAACTCGTAGGCGTCGCACCACTTGCACTGGTACCAGCTCGGGTCGGTGCTGATCGGCTCGGGCATGCGGTCTGACAGCGCCAGCCTGCAGCCACGCTCGATGGCCTTCTCGGTCACTGCCTGGTCGTAGTTGATGCGCTCGGTGTAGATACGGTCGTCGTCCTTGCAGACGGCCAGGTACAAGGCCCGGTCGATCTTGGTGCCGTGCATGTAGAGCTGCATCTGCACGAAATGCTCAGGCTTGGACTTCTCGACGCCTTGCTTCTCCAGGTCGGCAAACGACTTGGCGCTGTGGGTCTTGAACTCTGCAATGTGTCGCTTCTTGGGCGCTTCAGGCACGCCAGACTCGATGATGGCGTCGATGCTGCCAGAGACGTGCGCACCGAAGTCCACGCGCGTCTGCTGGCGGCCGGAGCCACGCACATCCAATCCGATGGCGCGCAGGTCCGACACGATGGTGGCCTCCTCCATCTGGCCACGCCTGAACAGGCGCAGGATGCGGCCAGGGAACTTGGGCTGGACGGCCCAGCGGAATGACAGCCACAGCCACCTGTCACATGGGTGACCCAACTGGCTGCAGCCCATGTGCGGCCTGGGCGGCTCGGCCACGCTCTCGTGGTGCTTGTCAATCAAGGCCTGGATGCTATGATTTGGCTCGGGTATCTTCATGGTGCCCGGTCTCCTTTTAAGTGGTTGCCAATTGCCCCAGTCCTTTCACGAGGCTGGGGCTTTTCTCTACTTACTTCTTGGCCCAGGGCGGTGCGGCCTTGGCAGGCGCAGACGCTGCTGGCGCAGCAGCCGGTGCAGCGGCCTGGAAAGCCGGCGCAGCGCCACCGTTGATGGCGCGGTAACCCTTGACCTCATTGCTGGCGTCGTAGGT